CCGGCACATACAGTAGTGGTAGAAAGCAAATAGACTGCACCAATGGAGGGAAAACGGTAGACCTCTTATCCATGCCTTCCGCTCTTCGAGATCTTATCATCAACGACCTTAATGGCAATGATATAGAGCATATCACCTTCAACACCCCCGAGCTAGACTACCTCTGGCTTACCGGTAGCCAGATCACCTCTTTGGATCTCACGAAGATGCCTAAACTTCGTCAGCTCAACATCTACGACAACGTACTCCTAGAGGCTCTCGACCTTTCTCACAATCCCGATCTGACCTTCCTTGACATCTCGTTTGCGGAAAAGATCCAAAATCTCGATCTCTCCGCCACACCCAAACTCACGACACTCAAGGCTGCACAAACAAAGCTCTCAACTTGGGATCTCTCTAAGGTGCCTCTGCTTACAGAGCTAGATCTAAGCATGACCAAGATCCAATCGCTTGACCTCAGCGCACTCACTCAAGTAAAAGTGATCATGCTCCCAAAGTGCGAACTCGAACACGTCACCTTCCCTTCCGCCCCCGACCTCAAAGAAGTTTTTATCAACGACAACAACCTCTCGGCAGACGAACTCAATGCCATCTACAAACAGGCCAATGCCCTGACCGTCGTTGTCCGCGTGCCGACCAGCAAGGAGAAAAACGACAACGGCGCCGATCAAAATGCCAAGACCATCGGCACCTTTGAAAACGGTCGCCGCAGCGGTGCCAAGGCACTCCTCTCGGCCAAGGCCGAGCTTGGCGTCGTGCCGCGCATCATCGGCGCGCCGGGGCTGGACACGCAAGAGGTCACCACTGAACTGGTCAGCATCGCGCAAAAGCTACGCGGCTTTGTCTATGCCCGTGCCGTGGGCAATACCAAAGAAGAGGTCGTCACCTACCGCAATAACTTCCATGCGCGCGAATTGATGCTGGTGTGGCCGGACTTCACCGGCTTCGACGAGGCGGCCAAGAAAACGGCCACCATCAACGCTGTCGCCGTCGCCCTCGGCCTGCGCGCCAAACTTGACCAGGACGTGGGCTGGCACAAAACCATCTCCAACGTCGGCATCAACGGCGTCACCGGCCTCACCATCGACGTGGACTTTGACATCACCAGCACCGCCACCGATGCCAATTACCTCAACAGCAAAGAGGTGACGACGCTGGTGCGTGAGCAGGGCTTTAGGCTGTGGGGTTCTCGCACCTGTTCGGACGACCCGCTGTTTGCTTTTGAGAACTACACCCGCACCGCGCAAGTCATCAGCGAGACCATCGCGCAAAACCACCTCTGGGCCATCGACAAGCCGCTGACACCGGGGCTGGCGAGCGACATCATCGCCGGCATCAATGCCAAGCTGCGCGAATTTACCTCTGCGGGCTACTTGCTCGGCGGCAGCGCCTGGTACGACTCGACGCTTAACAGCAAAGACACCCTCAAAGAGGGCAAGCTCGCCATCAGCTACGACTACACGCCGGTGCCGCCGCTCGAAAACCTCAATTTGCGTCAACACATCACCGACATCTACCTCATCGACTTCGCGCGCCGCATCGAAGCCGCCCAACCGTAAGGAGATAACATGCTACCCAAGATTATTAAAGACGCCATCCTCACCGTCGAAGGACGAGGCTATGCCGGCATCATCGACAACATCGAGTGGCCGAAAATCACCCGCAAGACCGACGAATACCGCGCCGGCGGTATGTTTGGGCCTGTCGACATTGACCTCGGCCAGGAAAAGATGGAGCTGGCCTTTGAGGCCAGCGAACAGACGGCGGAAATGATCGCCCTCTACGGCACCTGCGGCCTTGCCGGGGTGAAATTCCGCATCAACGCCAGCGCCGAGAGCGAGATGGATTGCAGCGGCCACGGTATAGAAGCGGTGATGACCGGTCGTCTGAAAGAAATTGACCTCGGCACGAGCAAGCCGGGCGAGCTGCAAAAGACCAAATACACCGCGAGCCTCGCCACGTTTAAGTACAGCATCGATGGCCGCGTCCTCTTTGACATCGACTTCCCCAACAACATCTGCATCATCAACGGCACGGACATGCTGGAAAAGCGCCGCGCCAATCTGAAAATGTAATTTAGGAGCCCCCCTATGAACAACAACACCCTGACCCTCAGCAAAGCCATCACCCGCGACGGCAAACCCGTTATCGACATCACCCTGCGCGAACCGAGCGCAGGCGAGCTGCGCGGCATCAAGCTGTTCGACCTGATCCAGGGCGACACCGGTGCGCTGATTGACCTGTTGCCGCGCATCAGCACGCCCGCCCTGACAAAGCAGGAAGCTCTCGGCCTCAGTCTGCGCGACTCGATGCTTGCCCTCACCCTGGTCGCTACCATGATCACGGGCGAGGCCGCCGACGACGCCGAGGGAAAGCCATCCCCGTAAGCGTCGAAGAAGCATGGGCGGACATCAATATCGTTTTCGGTGGCGGCTGGCCGCCGAGCGAGATGGACAGGATGAGCATTCGCGAGTTGCTGCGCTGGCACACCATCGCCCGCGAGCGCAACGCGCGCGAGCAGGCCGCCATCAACGATGCCCGGCGCTAGATGCCGTGCACGAAAAAGCCGCCCGAAAAGGGCGGCGTGTAAAGAAGATTACAGTGGAAGATGTCGCGATAACGGATGGCGTCCGGATGCTTTTTGTGCAGCGTCCATGCGCTCTTTTTCCAAGCGGCTTTCGGTTTCAATCCGGCGGCGATCCCGTTTTGCCTGCCAGGCCCAGAAAACGTCAGTCAACCATAGATAGAGCGGTTCAAAAAGCACTTCGTTGAGGAAGGAAAAGAAGACGCCGATGATGCCCAACACCGTGAGAATTACCACGATCCAAAGCAGTACCCATAATTCCATGACACGCTCCTTTTCTCTTTCGATAACTGCATTGTAGCAGAACAAACCAAGGAAATCTTATGGCCGAACTCAATTTACAGGTGCGCCTGCGTGCCTTTGACCAAATGAGTCGCACCTTTGCCAACGTGGGGCGTGCCGGGCAGCGGCTGCTACGGCAATTTGACCAAAACCGCAACACGCTGCATCGCTTTGATGCCCAGTTGCGTGATATTGGCGCCTACCGCCGCCAGCAGCAGGCTATCCGGCAAAACAGCCAGGATCTGACGCAAATGCGGCAGCGGGTGCGTGACCTGCACAACCAGCTGCGCAACGGCGCGGCAATGGGGCAGAGTACCGCCGCCATGCGCCGCCTGCGCGACGAGTACAACCGCGCCCGGCAATCGGTCAGTCAGTTGGAGCAAACGCGCAGCCGTGAACAGCAGCGCCTTGCCCAGCTCAGTCAGCGCTTGCGCGCGGCAGGCATTGATACACGCAACCTTGCGTCGGCAGAAGCACGCCTGCGTCGCGAGGCCGGACAGACCAACGACGCGCTCAACCGACAAGCCGACCGGCTACGCCGGTTGGCCGAGAGACAGCGTCAGGCGGAGGCGCGCCTCGCCCGTCGTGATGCCGGACTGGCGGTTTCGGCCAACGCCTCAATGGCCGGCTATGTCGGCATCAATGCTGCGCAGCGCGGCGCACACCTGCTCAGTGCGCCGGTGCGTGAATATATGGGGCAAGAGCAGGCGTCGACCGACCTCAAGGTGACGATGATGCGCGCCGACGGCACATTTGGCGCTTTTGAAGAAATCAACAAGCAGGCGAAGCAGCTCGGCAACGTATTGCCCGGCACCACCCAGGACTTCATCAACCTCGCCAAATCGCTGAAAGAACAGGGGGTCAAAGACGAAGTACTCACCAGCGGCGGCCTGAAAGCAGCGGCAGAGCTGGCGGTGCTGATGAACATGGGGCAAGAGGAAGGCGGTACTTTCACTGCGCGGATGATTGAAGCGCACGGCCTCAATCCCGACGACCTGAACAAGGCCGCTGACATGACCCAGCGCGCCTACTTTGCATTCGGCTTGAAAAAAGAGGACATGGGCGAGGCGATGAAATACTACGCCCCTAACGTCAACTCGCTCGGACTGACCGGCGAGGCCAACTACCGCAAGCTGCTTGCCCTGCAAGGGTTGGCGGCACGGCAGGGTCTGGAAGGCTCGATGTTTGGCACCAACTTCTCGATGATGCTGTCCAAACTCGGCGAAGGACCGAAGGCTCTAGAGATGGCGAAAAAAGGGATGAAAGGGGAAGCACGCGATGTCCTGAAAAAAGCCGGGGTCAAATTCAATTTCTACAACAAAGACGGCACCCTGAAAGACATCGAGAGCATCGTCAAGGAACTGGAGAAATTTGACGTTGTCCGCAAGAAACTGGGCGATGAAGAAGCGCTGCTGGCGATGCGGCAGATGTTCGGCGAACAGGGCGGACGTGTCGCCAAAATCCTCGCGCAGCAGGGGGTGGAAGGGCTGACTCAGGCGCTGGCCGATATGGACGAGCAGGCCGACAAAACCATGCGCATTACCGAAAAGACCTCGACTTTGTCTGCCGCCTTTGAGCAGCTTGAAGGGGTTGCCACCCTGCTCTCCGGTACCATCGGAGAAACCCTGCGCGACAGCCTGTTGTGGCTGAGTACCAACCTGCAAGACTTCATCGAGAACACGTTGCAGCCCTTCGTCAATAACAACAAAGAGCTAGTGAAATGGCTCATGGTTGGCGCCGCCGGGCTGATTGCCCTAGCGGCAGTTGGCGGTACGCTGCTGCTGGTGTTTGCCGGCCTGAATGCGATGTGGGTCATGGGCCGATTCGCCATAGGCGGCTTGTTGGCAAACCTCGGTTTACTCGGTCGTCTATTCACGAGTTTTGCCGGTTTTGCTGCGGTAGCCGGCAAAGCGGCACTATCGGGACTGGCAACTGCCGTCATGTGGCTGGGGCGTGCCTTTCTTATTGCCGGACGCTTTATGCTGGCCAACCCCATTGTCCTCGTCATTGCCGCTGTCGTTGCCGCCGGCTGGTGGCTCTATAAAAACTGGGGCAACGTGATTGGCTTCCTCAAAGACCGATGGGCGGCGCTGAAAAACTGGTGGCTGACCAATCCCGTTTCCTCGGCCATTATCGGCGCCTTCTCTGCCGCAATCGAATTCTGCGTCAATCTGCCGGGGCGGCTGTGGGATTTGCTCACCGGCGCCGGCACCCGCGCCATCGAAGCCATCCGCAACTGGTCGGTGATGCAGGCGATCATGGACATTTTCGGCCCCGCGATTGACTGGGCCACCAACAAAATCAACTGGCTCATCGACAAAATCAAAGGGGCGTGGGAATCGCTGAAAGGGTTGGTCGGTGCGGCGGAGGAAGGCAGCATCCTCGCAAACAAGACCGTCGCGGCGCAAGCAGAGCGGCTGTCGCGCGGCGACCTGGCAGCCGCACAAGCATTAGACAAGAAGCGCGAGGAGACGCGCAACGCCATGCGCAACGCCGGCGTCCTCGGCAATAGCAGCGTACCCAGGCCACCGGCGGCCAAGCCGCTGACCCCCGTCACCCGTGGCCAGCCGTTATCCAGCAATTACGCGCCGACGGTCAACGTCAACATCAACGCCCAGGGGATGGACAGCAAGGAACTGGCGGCGAACGTCAAGAAAGAGGTCGGCAGCGCCCTGGCCGCCGAACGCCGCAAACAGGCGGCGGGTATGCGCAGCGCAATGTACGACGCAGCCCCGGCCTGATAGGAGAAAACATTCATGCTGATGTGTTACGGACTTTTTGTTTTC